CTGCTCCCGGTCATCCGATACGCTGTCATACACCTTGAGAATCATTTTCGCATCCGAATGGCCCATCCAGCGGCGGCAAGTGTTTATGTCTACTCCGTTATCCCGGCAGAAAGCGCAGAACGCATGGCGAAGGGTATAAGGTACAATATCAAAGTCAATCCATGCCGGGAGATCCCCGGCTTCTTTTTTTATCCGCTGATCCTTTGTTTTCCCGTACCAGCGTTTTGATATCCCGTTAATGGCTGTCTCCATATTATATATGTAGGATTCCCATGCAGACTTCCATGCCTGTATCGTAACGGGCTTTCCATCCGCTGACGTAATAAGCATCCCTTTGCGGCCTTCCAATGCGGTTTTCAGCGGCTGGAATAGTGGGATGGTCCTTTTACTCCACCCGGTTTTCATATCGCCTGTAATCTCGTATTTTGTGCCGTCTACGTGGGCTGTTTTTTGTACGGTGATTATATCTTTCTCAAAGTCAATATCCCGGTCGATGTTCAGTGCTTTACATTCCTGTGGTCGAAGCCCTGCGTAAAGCATCGCCATGACCGCCGGGTGCATCCTATGGTCCGTGCAAAGGGTTTCGATGTATTCCCGCTGTTTTGCGGTCAGAATCCTTTCCTTCGGCTTTTTTCCTTTGCCCGGTTTCGCTGTTTTGTCCCTGGCCGGGTTCGATGTAATCAGCTTGTCTGCTTGTGCGGAATCAAACAATGCACAGAATAATTGCTTTGCAGAACGAATATACGAGTTTGCTAACCCTTTATATTTTGTTGCGTAAACTTGTTTAAGGTCCGAAGGAATGACATCCGCAAGCGGTTTATCTCCGATGCAGTCAATCAGGTGTTGCAGGTGGATCGCAAGCCCGGTATACGTGGAATCAGCAACGGAAGGATAACTCCTTTTCAGCCATGGCAAGGCGTACTCCGTGACCGTTGACCGGCTGGAAAACCCTTTCTGCGCTGACAGCTTGTATTCATCCCTTGCGGCGAAGGCTTCTTCCGGGGTGGCTCCGTAGAATTGCATCCCGTGATATACGCATCTGTACCGCCCGTCTTTCCTGCGCTTCAGGGTCGGTTTCTTCTCACGTGGCATAAGTCAATTATCCTGCTACTGCGTCTTTTTTAAGTGCGCTGTTTTCGAGAATGATCATTGCGTTTTCCCGTGTCGAACTATCCGCATCCCGGAAGGCCGTTATCAATCTATATTCGATATCGCTTAACTTTACGTATTCATCCCTTGTGCTTTTCCCGACAAGAGAATCAATCGAAACACCGAAGGCTTCAGAAATGGATCGCAACTGGTTTGAGTTCGGGCTGATGATCCCGTGTTCCCATTGGCTGACCGTTCCCTGCGTAACGCCGACCTTTTTCGCAAACTCGGCTTGAGTGAGGTAGTGCCGCTTGCGAAGGTTGCGGATAATATCATCCATTTTTTCGACCTCCTTTTGAGATAATTATAATTTATCCAATATTTTTTTCAATATTTTATTGGAAAACTATTGACATTATTGGAAAACCAATTATAATAGAATTGAGCCAAGAAATTGGCCGACAGGGGGAAGTCAGGGACGGGTTCACACCCAATAGCGTCCGAGTGATCCAAAGGATACGGTAGGATGGCAGGAGGGAAAACCAAGCAGGTCACGACTTCAAAGCGAACCGGGAAATCCCGGAAAAGCGACTTGGATAACATCACCGAGAAGCTTCCCCCACTTAAAGAAAACGGAGGGCTAACACAATGACGAAAGCGGAACGGATTTACAACGCAACACGGTATGAGTGCAAGAAGCATATCGAGGATTGGGGCTACCAGACAAACCCGGACGGATCGTCTATTGGTTACGGTTCGGTGATCTGCAAGGACGAGGAAAGCATCTGCACCAGGACGCTGAATGAGATCGAGAAGATCCTGAACAACAAGCGTAATGGAGAAGCGCTGAACCTCAAACTGGGCATCCATGATGCAGACAGGTTTGAGAAAGAGAATCAGATCCTCAACATGATCGAAACCACTATCCGCAACAACAGGGCGGCACTTAAAGCGTTCTGAATCCTAAACAGGAACAAACCGGGCGGGGCGGTATAACCCCGCAGAAAGGAAGGACTGACAATGAGCATGAAGGAACGGCTGAAGATTCACCGCCAGATTGAGGCGGAGAACGAACGCAAGCTGAAGGAATGGAAGGAAAGGAGGAAGGCGGCATGAAGAAATTGTTTCTTGCCCTCATGGCTCGTGTGCTTGAAGCGACAACGCAGGAACAGATTAATACCCTTTGCGGTGATATTGATCGCCTGTACCAGCAGGAAAAAATCAAGTGGGATGAGCATGAAATGCTTTTCCGGTTGATAAATAAATTGCAGAACTGATAATCAAGCCCCGCCGGTCGGGCAAAAGGCCGGCAGAAAGGAAGGACTGACATGGCAATCACAAACGGAGAAATCATTCTGCGGGAGTCGCTGGAACTGCTCAAGAAAGGCATCCTGAAGCCGACAGGCCGGGTTTTCGTTCAGGAACTGCCGGACGGGTCGAAGATCGAACTGCCGGAGCCGGAACCGATTCACACCTACAACGGCTGGAAGGAACTCGGCTATCAGGTCAAGAAGGGCGAGCACGCAAAAGCGCAGTTCCCGATCTGGAAGTACAAGGGACAGAAGAACGAGGAAACCGGGGAAGAAGAGAATGGCAAGTGCTACCAGCGGAAAGCGTTCTGGTTCACCTTCGAGCAGGTTGAAAAGGTTAGCTGATGAATACGCCCCGCCGGGTGGCGTTGTAACCCGGCAGAAAGGAGGATCCCGATGCAGATAACCATGAATAACGGCAAGCTGACCCAGCTTTTCCCCGGAAACGGCTTCCTGCTAAACGGTCATGCTTTCGTATATGAGAAGTACGAAAACGGGAACTGCGTGATCCGGGACACGAAGAAGAAGAACCAGATTTACGTATACGGCTATGAAGGGCTGAAACGGACGGTAAGGCAGTTCGGGTATGAATTGATGAAGGAGGAAGAAACATGATACTTACTTTCAAAGGTATTGATTCATGGGATCGCCCAGTGTATGAAGACCCAGAAGGACGGTTATGGAAGGATACAAACCCGATGGAAGATACGGAACCAAACCTTTGCTCTGCTTGCAATAACGATTTTGACGGTGAGCCAGACTGTCCTTTCCACGGAGATTATACTTTCTTCCCTTTTCGGGCAGTATGGGGACACGGGCGGCAACGCTGGAAATATATAGAACAGGAGGCGTGACGATGTGGTACGTATACTGTAAGAGCATCGCCAGCGGCAGGGATGATTGCGTTAACCAGACATTTGAAACGCCGCAGGCCGCAATCAAGCATATTGCGAAGTGCTACGCAATAGATAAAGACATTGGTCAGCTTGGCGAATACTATTACTTCATGAAGAAACACTGAACCGAGCCGGGGCGGTATATCCCCGGTATTCTTTCCCGAATGAATATTGGAAAACTATTGACATTATTTGAATATTTCATATAATATTATTAGACATCAAATGAAAGGAGCTGATTCCAATAAACCTGATCAAGAAACTCCGGGTCATGAAGGAGATGACCCAGACGCAGGTCGCGGAAGCCTGCGGCGTAACGCAGGGGACGGTGGTTAGTTGGGAAAAGGGAACCTGTTTCCCGAAGGCCGAGAAAATCCCGACCGTTGCCAGCGTGCTTGGATGCGACTGCGAAACACTGATCCGGGCAGCAGTTGAACGGAAAGCACGAAAGGCGGGTTGAATATGGAACGGTTGCTGAAGGTCAGCGATATTTCCGAACGGTACGGATGCTCACCGAAAACCGCCCGGAAATATCTGCGGCAAATGTTCCATTATGAAAACCCCCTGGCCGCGCCGCAATGGGCCTTTGATGAATGGGAACAGAGCCGGGAAAGAATGCCGGACGGAATAACAGGGGCAAGGTACGTTGACATTCTGAACCGCAAAGAACACGGACGAGTGATCGTTCCGAGAAAGAGGGACTGACAATGAATAGACAGGAATGCGAATTTCTCATTGGTTGTTTGCTGGAAGATATCCGGCGTGTGGTAAGGATGTATGACAAAACCATCGACCATGTTTCGATGAGCATTTCGGACACAGCATCACGGGCGTTTTCGCTGAAGGACGGCGAAGAATGCCAGTACACGCTGAAGGTCGATATTGAGAAGGAGTTTGACGAAGATGACGCAGATTGCTGATGCTCCCTATATCCGGGAAGCCGAAATGTACGGCATTGATTATCCGAAAACCGAACTGGAAATATCCAGCGAAAGGCGAATGATCCCGATTGCATCGCAAATCGGCGAAGCTCGAAATTTCGTGCAGATGGCAGCGAAACGGTTGGACGATATCGGCGAAAGCGTATGGGATGACGAGATCAGAACGCTGATGGACGAAGCCGAAAGCCTGGCCGACAAGCTGGATTCACTCAAGTACTCAATCTGGCATCTATGAAAGGAGGTGAAAAGCATGAAAAAGGTTCTGATGTGGCTGTCGATCCTGACGGCGGTCGCCATGGCGGTTCTGAATCTGGTTTATCCCTTCGGACCGGAACCGGACATTGTTTGCCCGATGGCAAACAAGAATATTCAATGGGAATACGCAGGAAAATAAAAAGCCCCGTGACGGTCTCAAGGACTCGCAAATCACGGGAGGGTAACTTGAAGGACTGACAACAAACCACCCGGAGATATTGTATCACATGATTCTCCGGGGCGCAAGTGAAAGGAGAATTTTCAATGAATTTCGAGGATATTTCCAGAGTTAACAGCGAGATCAGCATGATTGACCTGAAAGGTAAAGATTATGCGATGGTTCCTGAACGTGTAACAGCTTTCCGTAAGCTGTTCCCGGAAGGGTTTATCAAAACGGAGATCATCAGCCAT